TTGGTGATGCTACAACGGATCAAGTAGTTTTTGAAGCGGATATAAATTCTGATGTAATTCCAAATTCACATCTTGTTTTTGATTTGGGCAATACTACAATGTTCTGGGCTAATACCTATACGGGACATTTACACGCTTCACAAAAAGTTGATTCAGGTTTACCTGCGTTACTTGTAGATGCATTAGATGTTGATAAAATAGCAGTAGATATAAATGCTTCTACTGAAACTGCAAATGCTGTAGATATTTCCGCAGATTCTATTTCTACTGGTACCGCATTTAAACTTTCTTGTGGTGCAATTACTAGTGGTATAATGATGGATCTTGTTAGTGCCGCAACAATTACAGGAACCGGTCTTAATGTAGCATTAGATTCATTAACTACTGGTAAAGTTGTGAATATCTCAGCAGACGGACTTACCACAGGTTCAGCTCTTTATATTGAATCTGATTCCGCAGATGTCACCGCAAGACATTTATTAAGTGTAATTAATAACAATGCAGCTGCAGCGGGAGCAATTCCAATTTATGCTCAACAAGATGGTGTCGCACCAGCTGGCCAGTTTGTTGGAACCACCGCTCTTGTAATTCCTGCTGGTACAGCATCTAATAGAGGTACTGCTACACAAGCAGGTATTAGATTTAATACAGAATATAATTTCTTTGAAGGATATACTGGGGCAGCATGGACACAATTTGGCGAAATAGAAGATGTAGATGAGGATACTCATATACGAGCAGAAACTTCACCCGGAGTAGATAATGATGAACTAATTTTGACTACTGCAGGTGTTGAACGAATGCGTATTGAAGCTGGTGGTGATGTCGGTATTGGTACAACTAATCCTACTACAAAATTAGAAGTGGCTGGAACCATTACAGAAACTTCAATGAGAGAAGCAAAAACAAATATTTCAAATATTGAAAATATACTTCCCGCTGTTCTACAAATGCAAGGAGTTAAATTTGATTGGAAAGATGAACAGCTAGGATCAAATAATTACGGACTTATCGCAGAAGAAGTAGATAAAATACTTCCTAACTTAGTTTCCCACGATGATAGTGGTAAAGCACGAGGTATTCAATATTCAAAAATGACAGCCGTTCTCTTAGAAGCTATTAAAGAACAACAAGTTCAAATTGATGAACTAAAATCTAAGGTTGATAATTATTAATCCCCTAAACCATAATCTTACTAAATAGTATAGAAACCTCAACTAAACTATACTATTACAGGGAGATAGATTGTGGCATTAACACTCCAAAAACAAATCCTCAATTTTGTATTAAACCAAGGTTGCACCTTTTCTAAAGTTGTTACCGCTAAAGATCCTGCGGGAGCAAATGTTGAAATTTCTACCGGAACCGCCGCAGGTAAAATGCGGCAATCTTACCATTCATCAAATAATGTACATGATTTTACTACTGCAATTGAAGGATCAAACGTGACGCTTTCTATGACTTCTACCGAAACAACAGCAATACTAGATGGAAATTATGTATTTGATGTAGAATATATACAAGCAGGAGGAGATATAGAAAGAGTAGTAGAAGGTCTTATAACAGTTTCACCGGAGGCGACAAAATAATGGCACAACCAACTACTAGAACAACTTTTAAAGATTATTGTAAGCGAAAACTCGGATGGCCTGTAGTAGAATTAAATCTAGATGATGATCAAGTTGAAGATTGTGTAGATGATGCACTTCAATTTTACCAAGAATATCATTTCGATGCGACAGAAAATATATATCTTAAACATCAAATATCAGGATCTACTGTTACATTAGCAGGAGCCCCTACTGGAGATTTTACAGCTGGAGAATATGTTACTGGAGGAACAAGCGGAGTAAGAGCAAAAGTACATGAATATCATAGTGCAAACACTACACTTAGATTCAAGAACCCGGATGTTAAATTTGGTGGAGATGGTAATACGTATTACAGTAATACTACTACTACATTTTCAACAAGTGAAACTTTAACGGGAGGAACTTCAGCTGCTACTGCAACAACTCATGCTGCTACAGAAACTACTATAGGAGATTTTGATAACAAATATATTGACATAGCAGAAGCTATTATTGGAGTAAGGAGAATAATACCTTTTTCGGATGATACAGACAATTCTTCTATGTTTTCAGTTAAATATCAATTTGCATTAAATGAAGTCCAAAATATTGGTGGAGGTGATTTATTGTCTCACGAAATGAAACGACAGCATTTACAATTAATTGGTGAAATGTTTACAGGTTCTCCTATTTTTAGATACAATAGACACGCCGATAAATTACATTTAGATATTACATGGGGAGCAGATGCAGATATTGATGATTGGTTACTTATAGAATGTGACCGAATTCTTGATCCTGCTTCTTATGCAGATATTTGGGGTGATATTTTTCTTAAACAATATGCCACATTATTGCTAAAAAAGCAATGGGGACAAAATTTACTTAAATATGAAGGTATGCAACTTCCTGGTGGCTTAACTCTTAATGGTCGACAATTATATGATGATGCAGTTACAGAAATCACAACCATAGAAGAACAGATGCAATTAAGATATGAATTGCCCGTAGATCATTTGATAGGATAATATTAAATGGCCACTAATCCTTATTTCAATCATTATGGAAAAAATACAGCAGATCAAAGATTAGCAGAAAATTTGATGATTGAATCCATTAAAACTTATGGAATTGATGTTAATTATTGCCCAAGAACCCTCATTAAAGAGGATCTTTTATTGGGCGAAGATGCGCTCTCAGAATATAATAGTGCTCATACAATTGAAATGTATATTAAAACTATTGATGGGTTTGAAGGTGAAGGCGATTTTGTTGCAAAATTTGGACTACAAATAAATGATCAAATCACTTTTACTGTAGCAAGACGCAGATGGGCAGAATTAGGATTAATTGGTGATGGAAGAGACCTTGCTCCAAAAGAAGGAGATATAATATATTTTCCTATGACTAATGCATTGTTTCAAGTTCTGTTTGTAGAAGATGAATCAGTATTTTATCAGACTGGTGGATTACAAGTTTTTGATCTTGTGTGTGAAATGTTTACTTATTCAGATCAAAAATTAAATACTGGTATAGAAGATATTGATAAGATTGAACGTTTACAAGCATATTCTTTAGATTTTACATTGGATACCGGAAGTGGAAACTATACAGTAGAAGAGATTGTATATCAAGGAGAATCTTTAGGAGCAGCAACAGTACAAGGAGAAGTGGCGAGTTGGAGTTCTACAACTAAAATATTAAATCTTATTAATATGACAGGCGATTTTTCTGGTACTGTTAATATTATTGGTGACAGTTCAGGGGCCAGTTATTCGGTCGCATCATTTAATGCACAAGATTCAACTTCAGCTTCCGCTGGTGATAATTTGGCAATAGAACAAGAAGCAGATTCTATTATTGATTTCACCGAAGGCAATCCATTCGGGAGCTTGTAATGTTAGGACAAACTTATTATCATGAAACTATTAGAAAATATGTTGCAGTATTTGGAACACTTTTTAATGATATTAATATCCAAAGAAAAAATTCTAGTGGAGTAATAACAGAACAAATTAAAGTTCCGATAGCATATGAAGCTAAAGATAAAATGTTATTGCGTGTGAGAAGAGGGTCGAAAGCTGATGAAAGTGTTGGAATAAGTTTACCAAGAATGGGATTTGATTTAAATGCTATTGTATATGATCCAACTAGAAAATTAAATACTTTAGGTCAAACATATGCAGCGAATAATGCTACGAATTCTACTACATTATTAAAACAATATAATCCTGTACCATATAATTTCGATTTTACATTGTCTGCTATGGTAGATAATTCAGAAGATGGCGCACAAATTTTTGAACAGATTGTACCTTTCTTTACGCCAGAATTCACAGTTAGTGTAAATTTGGTTCCTTCTATGAATATTAAGCCAGATATTACAATAATATTGAATGATGTTTCAATTGAAGATTCATATGAAGGAGAATTAGTTATAAGAAGAGAAATTATTTGGACTTTAAATTTTATGTTAAAAGGATATATTTATCCTGATGTTAAATCTGGATCAGTTACTAAAAGTGTTATAGTAAATCTTAGATTGCCTGAAGAAGCAGGAATTTCAGAATATATTGTTTTAGAAGATAGTACAGATTTTTCAAGAAATTATATATTGTTAGATGCGGATGCAGGATCTCCTGATGCTACAGGTATAATGAAGGTTCTTAATGAATCTAGTTCT